TCGCTGCACGATGCCATTCGCTGGAACGAGCGGCTCACCACCTGGCTGGGCCTGCGCCATACGCGCCTGAAGCGCGAAAGCATCATGACGGATGGCTCCGGGGCCACCGCCTACGACCAAAGCCTCACCACGCCCTGGGTGGCCGCCAGTTACCAGCTTGGATCGGGCCTGGCCGGATACGCGAGCTGGGGCCAGGGCGTGGAGTCGCAGGTGGTGCCCAACAACAGCTTCATCTACGCGAACCCCGGCGTGGCGCTGCCGGCGCTGAAATCCCGGCAGTGGGAGATCGGCATCAAGGGCGGACAGCAAGCCTTTGCGTGGCAGCTGGCCTGGTTCCACATCAACCGCCCGATGACCAACATCGACTTTTGCAATCGCACGTTTTCCTCCTGCACCGGGCAGTTCGACGGCGAGGCCGTGCATCGCGGCCTGGAAGCCAGCGCGCAATGGGCACAAGGCCCGTGGCGGCTGGGCGGCGGCTTGACCTTGCTCGATGCCAAGCGCCAGGGCAGCGCGCTGGAGCCGGCAAGCAATGGCAAACGTCCGCCCAATGTTCCGAACGTCGTCGCGCGCGCACAGACCGCCTGGAGATTCGCGTCGGTGCCGGGTCTGGAGCTGCAAGGCCAGGTCTCGTACGAAGGGCGCCGAGCCGTCCTGCTCGACGAATCGGTCAAGCTGCCGGCATGGACGCGCTTCGACGCCGCGCTTCGCTACGAAACCAGGCTGGGCGGCACCGCGACCACGTGGACGCTCGGCATCGACAACATCGCGGACAAGCGCTTCTGGAAAGAATCGCCCTTCCAGTTCGGCCATGTCTACCTCTACCCCGGCGCCCCCCGCACGCTGCGGCTGTCGGTCACCGCCGCGCTCTGAAACGGTCCAGAAATGACGCTATAATTCAAGGCTGTTCCTCGATAGCTCAGTCGGTAGAGCGCCGGACTGTTAATCCGTAGGTCCCTGGTTCGAGCCCAGGTCGAGGAGCCAACGATTCACGCTGTGAAAACTGGTCTTGGTGCCAGCATGTATCAGCCCGTCGGTGCGGTAGTCCACGGTGGCCACGCCCGTCTCCAGAACTACCTTTTGGATAAACGCGCCCAGGAAGGCGCGTTTTTTCTTGGTGTCCGAGACGTCGATTACTTCGCGCATCACTTCGACCGCCACGACCGGGTCGATCTTGGAAATGCGCCCGGGCGCTGGCATGGTCTCCAGGGCCGTCAGGTCGCGCTGCAGCTGTTCGATCTCAGCACCTCGCTCGCGCAGACGCTTGAGCACCTGGGCGAGATCGCCGGTGTCTTTGCCAGCAGCTTCGAGCACTTCGAGCAGCCGATCACGTCCCGCTTCCACTTGGCGCAGCTGTTTCACCAGGGCGGCGCGCGTCGTTTCCCGCTCGCGGACCCACTCGACGCTTGCGCCAATCAGGTCCTCCATCGCCTCGGCCATCGTGGCAGGCGTGATCACGTGCTCGAGGATCTCGCCCAGCAGCCATTCGTCCAGCAGATCGGCCCGCACCTTGCGGAACAGGCACCGCGGCGCGCCCTTCTTGTGCGCCATGCAGCCGTAGTAGCTGTAACGCATCCCGTTGCGGCCGGTGCCGTTCGAAATCTGCAGTTTTTCGCCGCAGATTCCACACTCGACCAGGCCCGTGAAGAGGAAGGTGCTCAGTGGCGTACCGCCGTGGCCGCCATGCGGCATGCGTTGTTCCATCATGGCCTGAACCTTTTCAAAATCGTCTTTGCTCACCAGGGCCGGATGGCTGGCCACCTGGACCCATTGGTCCCGCGGCTTGATCTTCCGCGTCTTGCGATGTGTCTTGTTGAACGTCTTCACGCCGGTGTAAACCTCGTTTTTCAGCATGTAGTTGACGGTGTTCTTGCCCCACCGTTTGCCGGCACGCAGCATGCCCAGGTGGTTCAGCTGCAGCGCGATCGCCTGCACGCCCAGGCCGCCCTGCAGGCAGAGCTCGAACGCCTTGAGCACGATGGGCGCGGTGTCCGGATCGATCTCCAGCCGGGTCTTCTGCCCGTCCTTCACCGGCCGGTACCCGAATGGCATCTGGCCGCCGGTGAAGTAGCCCGCCTCGGCCGACTTCTTCTGCGATCGCAGCGTGTCGCGGGCCACCTGGCGCGAATACATCTCGTCCATCGCGCCGTTGAACACCTTGCTGATGAAGCCGGCGTCCGTCTCGTCGTCGGTGTCGGCATTCAGGCACTCCAGCCTGGTGCCGATCTCCCTCAGCTCGGCCTCGCTCTTGAACAGCTCCATCAGGTTGCGCGCAAACCGCGACGTCGACCAGGTGATGAAGTAATCGACGTTCGCCGCTTCGCAATACGCCTTCGCCTTAAGGAACGCGGCCCGGTTGCGTGCCTCCCGCCCGCTGATCCCGTCGTCCAGGAACACCTGGACCACGGACGCCCCCAGCTGAGCCGCGCGCGCCGTGCATTGCTCGATCTGGGCCTCTATCGACACGCTCTCCTCGCGTTGCTTGCTCACTCGGGCATAGATCACCGCGCGCTTCGTCATGCTGCCCTTACTTTACGGCGTCCGGCCAGGCGCGATATATGAGAAAGACTCAGTTTTTCACCCAGTTCGGCCTGAACCATTTCGCGGATCGCCCGGTCGCCGAAGCCGCTGGCCACGAGCGACTCGATGAAGCGATTGCGCTGGTAGCGATGGAAGCTCGACAGCCTGCGCAGCTGGACCTCGATCATCGACTCGCTCTCCGAGCGCAGCTGCACAGAGCGGTCCAGGATGCGCCACATGGCCATGAAGCGGTCGTAGCCGATCTCGCGAGCAACGGCGAGCCAAACGCCCGGCAGGCCCATCGATTCGAGCTCGCGAATTTTTGCCACTTCCCAAACATTTGAGGTAGTGAGTTCATTCAGGTACCCACCCCCCCTCCGCCCGCGGCGAGGCCTGGCCCGCCGACCCCCCACCCCACGCGAATCAATCTCATTCGGTAGCGCAACACCATCCAACGTGAGCTGTGCAGCCCCACCACTGCGGCTTTCATGCATGGTTCGCCCCTCCCCTCCGCTGTGAGCGCACCTCGATCCACTGCGACTTCTGCCAGAGTACGCAGCGCCCCCTCCTACGATTTAGGCTGTTCCTGTTACACATTTGGAGATCTCGCGAGAGCACACGCTGGCGCCGTATATCTCTCTGTGCCATGGTTACGGTAGATGGTTTGTGTACCTGTGTTGTGGCTTCGGGCATGGGGATGGCCTTTCAGGTGGGGCGGGTCAGCCTGGCGGCAGGCGCTTGAGCAGGTCGGAGACCGGCGTGCGCATCTTGGCCAGCGGTGCGTTCTGATCGATCAGCTGGGCCTTCTTGCGCTGGGCGAGCTGGATGTAGATCGCTGTGCTCTTGGGATCGGCATGGCCCATCAGCTCCTGCGTCGCGGCCAATGAGACATCGTCCTCGGTGAGCTCGGTGCCAAACAGGTGGCGAAAGGCATGCGGATGCAGCTCGTCGTCCGGGATGCCCAGGCGCCGGCCGTAGCGCTGCACCATGTCGTGCACGGCCTTGCGCGTTAGTCGACGCTTCTCGCCGCGGTGCTGGTCCGGCGTCAGCTTCGTGCTGCGCACCGACACGAACAGCACCCGATCATGCTGGCCAGGCCTGGGCTCGATCTCCCGATCGACGGCCTTCAGATCCTCATGGCCAAGGTACACGCGCAGCAGCATTTCAGCCTCGCGCGGCACCGGCAGCATCCGAGCCTTGTCGCCCTTCTCGACGAAGGTCACCGTCATGCGCGCTTCCTTGCCGATCTGCGTGGTCTTCAGCGCGCTCTCGTTCAGGCCCACCAGGCCGGACACCCGCGGGCCGCAGCCAATCAGCAGCGACAGCATCGCGGCGTCCCGGATCCCGATGAAGGTGCTCATGTCGGGCGCCCACATCAGCCGTTCCGCGTTGGCCAGGCTGATCACGTTTGGCAGCGGCTTGCCGGCAGCCGGATGCGTGAGCTCCCGGGCCGGATCCGCCCGGCACATGCGACGCGCGGCCGCGAACTTGTAGAAGCCCTTTACCGCGCTGATGTAGGGCATGCGGCTGCGGGCCACCACGCCCCTTTTGTGCAGGTACAGGCCGGTGAACAGCTCGAGCTGCGTCTTGTCGGCATCGAGCAGCGCGCAGCCGTCCTCGCGCAGGTAGTCGTGCAGCCGGCGGATCGCCATGCCGTAGCTCTCCAGGGTGCGCTTCTTGCGGCCGCGGCTGGCCTCAAGCCATGTCAGCCAGGCATCAATCGCCTCGTCGTCCGTCCAGATCTTTTCAGCCACGCACACCTCCTGCCCGAGCCGCCGCGGGCACCACACACGCAGCGCAATCCGTGGATGCGTGGATCGGGGGCCGATGGGCCGCAAACCCGCGCCGTTGCTCGCTTCTGCCTAAAAAATCATCCACGGAAAACCCGTGGATGGAGCTTTCAACCCGTGGATACATTTCTGTTACATATTTTGAACCCGTGGATCGCTCGATCGCTGCCGCCGTCCCTTTCTCTCCTCTCTCTCCCTCTATAAAAAAAGAAAGAGAGAGAGTGATGGTCTGGTGTGACGAAAAATCGACCCGTGGATAAAACAGACCGACCCGTGGAAGAAAAGCCTCAACCCGTGGAACTTGAAATCTTGCGAACTGGCCGCTTCGCTTAGTCAAACCTAGCGGTGCATGGTGACAAGACCACTGATCCACGGGTCCACGAGACTCCCTGTGATACCCAGGATCAAAAAAACCTATCGCGGCGACCCCCTTCCCTCCGGGTCGGACCCTACCCCGGGCGGCGCCACCTTCGGTGAGGGGGTGGGGGGAGAGGGACGCATTGATGCCCGGGCAGCATGAATGCCAGCATGTCGCTGCGCGACGCATTACGGTGCGCGCCTGGCGGCGCGGAAGGACTTTGAGCATGGGGGGTGCGGGGGGAAGGTGGCAGGACGGCATGGCTCAGGCCTGCCGGCGCGCTGCAGGGGGCTGTAGGGCCGTGCTCGGCGGTATGGCGGGCACTTCCCACGTCCAGATCCACTTGTTGCGGCCTGGGCGGCCACTGCGGGTGTCAACGCCGCTATGAGCGAAGCCGGCGCGCTCCCAGCCGTCGAAACGGTAGGTATGCCCGTTGTGCATGTCGGCGTCCTGGTAGCTGATTGCCCAGAGGTAGCCCATCCGGGGCAGCACGAACTCTCGCCAGAGCCGCAGGGCCACGCGGCACAGGCCGGGGCGTACGGCGCACAGCCTGGCCAGCTCGATGGTGTTTTCGCGGTTCAGGTGGCCAAGACCGCCGCCGACACGCTCGCGGATCAGCGCAGCGGCCATAGCGACAGCCACGGGCTGACCCTCCTCGAACAGGGCGTAGTGGACGCCGGCCACGTTGCCGCGGTTGAGGGCGCCCATCCTGTGGCCCCAGCGCCCCAGGCATTGATTCGCTTCGCCGAGGTCTATCTGGTCGAATGTGACCAGCGGCGCGATCACGCATCCTCCCGATATCGCCGCTGGCTCGATCCGCCCTCCTCGGACGGGTCCCTCTCGATCGGCACCGACGGATGCAGCCCGAACTCCTTCAGGCGATCGACGATCAGCGCCACCATGTGCCCGACGCGCTGGCCGCGCACGGTCTTCTCGTAGTGCTTGGGCTCCTTGCTGCCCTCGCTGACCAGGTCGACCACGCCGGCGGACACCAGCTGCTGCTTGAGCACCCGGTCGCTCTTGATCGTGATCTCGTCGTAGAAGTCCCGCAGGCTGTTCGACTGGGCGATGTGCGCCATCACGTGGCCGGTGCGGACGAACAGCACGTCGGTCTCGTCGGCCTTGTCGAAGGCAAACGGGTGCCGGAAGTTGTGCGCCGCGATCTCGGACAGCAGCTTCTCGATGATCGACACCCAGGGCTGCCTGGTCGCCTTCGTCTCCTGGATGTGCGTGTTCATCTCCTTGGCCAGGTCGCGCACGAAGGCGCCAGCGTCGTCCGGCTCCTGCCCCATGAACTCCCCCAGCAGCATCCAGGTGGCCAGCACCGCGCCGTAGTTCTGCAGCATCCGCTTGGCGCCGGCGTCGGCCAGCTCGGCGGCGCAGCGCTCGCCCAGCTGCTCCACGGCCGCCGCGTGCACCTCGCGCACCCGTTGCTTGCCCTGGCCGGCCAGAAAGCGCAGCCACTCCTTCACCGGGAACGCCGGCAGCTTCTCGGAGATCTCCTCGCCCTGGCCGGCCAGCGTCAGCGTGCTGCGGATCACCTTGCCCTCCAGCGCGTCCACCGGCACGTCCTCGCCCGACAGCAGCACCGGCGCGCACAGCAGAAAGCGCCGCTTCAGGCCCATGCCGCGGCTCGTCGCCTCGTAGCCGTAGCTCTCCTGCAGGCTGGCCACCGCCTTGGCCCGCATGTCCTGCTTGAGCGTGCTGAACTCGCCCCAGCCCACCGGGTGGCTGGTGTAGCTGATCGAGCCAATGATCCGGTACTCGCTGCCCAGCGTCTGGCGACTGAACTGCGCCATCGCGATCGCGCGGCCGATCGCCTTCACCAGCGTCGTCTTGCCGGCGCCCTTCTCGGCCTGCAGCACGAAGTGCGGCCAGAAACCCAGGAACGCCTTCAGGTGCGAGCCCACGGCCCAGATCAGGGGAATGGCGGCCGCGTTCGCCTTGAACGTCGCCTGGAACGCCTGCAGCACCTCGCCGGCGTCCTGCGGCCGGCCGCTGGGGAACGTCAGGGCGTGGTACGGGCACTGCTCGCTCGGCTCGGTGAAGAAGCAGTCCGCGCCTTCGTTCACCACCGGCTTGCCGTTGCGCCAGGCCAGGCCCACGAAATTTACGGCGTCACGCTCGCCGATGCCGGCGGCGCGCTCCCACAGGCTCACCAGGCGGCTGAACTGCGTGGGCGCAAAGATGAAGCCGTTTTTCTTCCACACCTCCAGGTTGCGCAGCTGGGCGCGGTCCACCACCATGCGCTGCAGCACCGGGCCGTCCGCCGGCGTCTGCACCGTCAGGGCGAACATCGTCTGCGGCGAGTGGTCCGGCGTGCCCGTCATCGCGCTCTCGTCGCTGGCGATCTGCACCCGGCTCACCGCGGCGATGCGGAAGCCGCACACGTCGTTGTAGGTCCAGCGCGTCTCGCCGCTCTCCTCGTTCTTCACCTGCTTGTCCAGCGTGCGCGTGAAGTCCGGCTGCACCCGGTAGCGGGTGTAAGCGAACCAGTCGTGGCCGGGGAAGTAGAGCCTGGCTTTGCCCACCCGCGAGCCCTCGGCCGGCACGCCCGGGATCGCCCATTCCTCGACCTTGCGCAGCTCCACTGTCGTGCGCTCCCAGCCGTGGATCTTCAGGAAGTCGTTGATGTCTTTGATCGGCTTCTTCTTTTCGGCGTCCTCGAACCAGCCGCTCTGGTCGACCAGCTGGCAGCTGATGTCCAGGCCCGTCAGGATCTCGTGCAGAAGCCAGGCCGCCTTGGCGCCGGCGCAGTAGCCGGCGTCGGGCCCGCGCTCGAGCGGCTTGTCGTTGTCGAAGCAGGCGATCACGCTCTTGCCGCGCAGAAAGCTCCAGTCGGTGCGGCCGACATTGCCCGTGCCCCGCGTGGCCACGGCCGCGCAGCCGGGCAGCACGCAGCTCTCGATCGACAGCGCGTTGATCGAGCTCTCCACCACATACACCGTGCGGGCCGCCTCGAGGCGGCGCCAGTCGCTGCACCAGGGGAAGCCCACCTTCTCACCCTGGCTCATCGTCTTCTGGCCGCCGTTCAGGTCGGCGTCGAAGTAGCGCATGTCCACCGCCACGATCTGCGCCGAGCTGCGGTCCTTGACCAGGAAGGCCGCGGCGGGCCCCCCGTGATTGATCTGGCCGGCGTCAATGGCTGGGCTCGTATACAGGTTCAGGCCCAGCGTGCCGCGCTCGATCGCGTGGTCAATCGCCTTGCTGTTGATGCCGCGACCCTGCAGGTAGTCATAGAGCGGGTTCGCGTCCTCGCGCACCGCGGCCTTGCACTTGCTAGCGATGAACTCGGCCAGCGTTTCCTTGCGCTGCTCGGCCGGCTTGCCCCTCTCGGCGATCGGCACGTTGAACATGCCCGCCAGCTCCTTCACCGCCTTCACGAAGTCCAGGCCGCTGTGCCACATCAGCATGTCCACGGGCCCGCCGCCCTTATCGATGCTGTAGTCCATGAACTTGGACAGCCCGCTTTTCTTGTCGCGATAGACCGAGACACTGGGCGTCTTGTCCTCGTGGTGCGGGCTGTGGTAATTGCCCTTGGCACCATCGCGGCGCAACCCCAGCCGATCGGCCAGGTCGTTGCAGTCGATCTTCTCGTTCAGGATCCTGGCCACCTCGCCCAGGTCACTGCCGCCTTGTGTTCTTGTTGCCATTGCGAATTGCTATTCTTTTGATGGCTGTGCACGCCAGCCGCGTGCGGGCCGGGCCCACGCCTTAGGTGAACAAACTGCCGCTCGGCCCGGCGATCGCCGCGACCTTGCGCTCCTGCTTCTCCTGCACGGCCGTCACTGCCCGGGCGACCGCGTCCGCGTACTTCTCGTCCACGTGCTCGCCCGCGGCCGTCACCGCGAACGGGCCATCCCGCCTGGACAGCTTGAGCAGCTCCAGGATCTCGCGCCGCAGCGGCGCCGGCACCATGCGCCAGTGGTCCAGGCACATCAGCTTTTGGCCGATCACGTGCTGACAGCCGATGGCTTTGCAGGTGCGGGTGCGCGGCTTCATGAAGAACCCCTCGCCAGCACGTGAGCTACATGCCTAGCGTAGGTCGCGACCGCACGCCAGTACGCGGCCATCGGCCCCTTTCGCCGGCGCCAGGCGTTTTCAGCCTCACGATCGGCTTCCGCGCGGAGTTCGCGGAGCAGCGCCTCTAGGGGCTCACGCTGTTCGGCCGGCAGCGCTATCAGTCGCCGGGCCGCTGGTAGACGCAGGAGCGGATTGATGTATCCCATTAGAGTCCCGCCCGCTTTATGTCCGCCAGCGCGGCCGACACCGAACGCCGGTTTGTGAAGCACGCGCGGGCGCGATCGCGTTGGTCGGCCGTCACCCACGTCGCCGGGGACGCGTCCCCGCCTACGCTGTGCCAGTCGCGCTCCGTCGCGTGATTGCGTGCCTCCGTGTACTGGAAGCCGAAGCCGCGGCCGGGGATGTCCTTGATGCGGGTTTTCATGGTTTGACCACCGCCTGCGCGGCAATCGCCCGCCGCGCCTTCCGGTCCAGGTAGTCGGCATGGTGCTCGGCGCCGGGTCCCGCCCGCCACTCGGCCACCGGCATGCCCTCGCGCCGCGCCTGCTCGAGCTCGTCCAGGTACAGCCAGTGCACTGCGGCGCACTCCCAGCTACAGCAGCCCGCCGCGCCGCTGATGCCAGCGGGCGGCGTCGGCGTGCCGCAGACGCAGCAGGTCTTCTGCCGCTCCAGGCGCCGCGCCTTGCGTGCCAGGTGTTCCTGGCCGGCCGGGGATGCCAGCCAAGCCTTGCGCTTGCGCTCGCGATCCGCTTCGCGCCCCTTGCGCCGGCGCTCCCGCTCGCGATCGCCCTCGATGCGGGCGATCGGCCCGTAGTACCGGCTCACCGCGACTTCTCCACCCGATAAGGCTGGAGGATGGATAGCGCTTTCATCGTGTGGGCCTCATAGCGGCAGTTCCAGCGTGTGCTGGCAGCGATCCGCGGGTACCGGATCGCACGCGTCGACGAACTTCAGGCACTTCACTTCGCCGTCGACGCGCCGCCACTCGAGTGCTTCGCCACGAAAGCTCGCCCCCAGGATCGGGCATAGGTCTTCCGGCTGCGCGGCGTCTTGATGGATAGAGCCGTTGGCCACCTTGTCACGTGCGCAATGCCCACACCAGTCCCCGATGAAGCCGTGGCCAACATCGGAGTTGGACGGCGTCCATTGCTCGCCGGGCAGGTCCGCGTGCATTTCCAGGCCATCCTGGGTCATGGTTTGTTCGGACGTGACCTCAAGCACGGCGCGCCCCCGGAAGGCCCTTGGCCCAGGGCGTGCGGGTCATGCCTGGCAGGGCAAAGCGCGCCGGGTCCAGCACGGTCTTGCTGCGCAGGCCGGCGATGTGCAGCGGGTCGACGCCGGCCGCGCGCTGTTGTTCGATGCCGCGGGCGCGCTTGTTCTGCGCCTCGACCTCGTCCTTGCTGCCGCGCCAGCGGATCTGCGGCTCCCACGTCAGCCAGCAGAACGCGTTGTTCTTGCTGGCATGCGGGGTGAGCTGGTAGGGTGCCGGCCTGATCTCAGACATTGCCCACCTCCCCCAGCGCCTCGGCGCGTGCCGCGTTCAGCTCCGCCATCTTGGCCTGATCGCCACCTTCCTTGTCCGGGTGGTAGCGGCTGGCCAGGCGCCTGTATGCGTGCTCGATGATTTCGCGGCCGCTGTTCGGGCTGCAGTCCAGCACCGCCCACCAGTCGCGCTTCATCCCCGACGCGATCGGCGGCGGCAGCGCGATGAAGCCGGTGAACGCGCGCTCGAGGATCGCGGCGCCCCCGTGCCGCTTGATCGAGCGCATCGCCTCCAAGGTGGCGGCAACAGCCGCAAGGTTGTCGGCCACGCGGTCGTACAGGTCAATCGCCATCACCTTGCGCCCTTGCGCCGAGTCTTCCCAGTAGACGGCCGCGCCCGAATCTTGGGGTTCACGCTGGTCGCTCCGCGGCAGGCCGTCCAGGCGAAGCCGCAGGTTCGTGGAGATCACGACGTCATCGCGTCCGAGCCCCATCTTCTTGAGCTCGGCCAGAACGCGGCCGATGCCCTCGAAGATGGTCAGGTCGCGGCCTGGCACCCAGCGCTTGCTGTCGCCGTAGCCTTCGTTCCGGCTGGCCTTGCCGAACCGCGCGTGCTCGCGTAATCCCTCCTCGGTGCGCCTCCAGCCTGCGGGCCACTGAAGCGGGTACGCCGTGATGGCCGCGTTATTCACTTTGTTCGACACGAAATCTCTCCTCGGTTTGTTGAAGCCGCGGTTCCACGAGCCAGTTCCACACGCTCTCGACCGCGAAAATGAAAAACACCAGGTGCTGCAGGAAGAACAGCCAATGGCCTTGCAGGGCCATGAACGCCATCGCGGCCGGGTTGCTCACCAGCCAGGTCACAAAGCCCCAGGGCGCCCAGCGCCCGGGCTTGCGCAGCAGCCAGGCGCCGACCAGGGCGAAGCACGAGGCGCAGATCTGGAGCAGCAGCGGCGCCGTCATTCGGTCGGCTCCACCTGCACCATGTAGCCCAGCCGCCAGCCCGAGGGGAAGCCGTGGCGCCCCACGCGGCCCTTGTCGCGCTCCACCAGCCCCAGGCCCTCCATCGTCCTGAGAAGCGTGTGGGCACGCTGGACCCGGCAGCCCAGCAAACCGGCGATGCGATGCGTGTCGGCGTGGGCGTCGGCCTTCAAGTCGGCCAGCAGCTCCAGCACGCACTTGCGCTGCGCGCTCAGCTGCAGGCCGCTGCGCGCGAGCTGCAGCGCGCGCTCGGCGGCCTGGCACCTGTCTTGCCAGTAGGTCGCGTCCATCAGGCGGGCACCTCCATGACTTCCTCGTGCAGGCGCTGGAAGAGCGCGGCTGCCGCGGCGCTGATGAACCCCCGATGAACCGTCAGGTCCGGCGCGGGCTGGCCATCGCGCGCGGCAAGCTCCAGCACCATCTCCTCAATCCGCTGTTGCCGGTATCCCTCGTCGCGCAGATCCGCGATCAGCCTCGCGGTCTTCTCGTAGGGCACCCGACGCAGCCGCGCGTGCAGCTTTTGCACCTCGTGCGCGTTTCGGGCCGTGCACTGGTTTCGATTCAGCTGCAGCGCGGCACGCTCGTACCCCAGCTCCCGGGCCAGGTGGGCCTTCGTGTAGCCCCAGGAGAGGAGCGCGTCGATCAACTTCCACGTCGGCGCGGCATCGATCAGCGCGCGATCGGCCGCCGCCTGGGGAGTGACGGCAAGAATTGCCCGTTCGGCGCGCGCGCGGATGTTCTTGCGCGTGCCGCCGATGATCATCCCGATGACCGACTCGGACACTCCAGCGGCGTCGGCGACCTGCCGCCGCCCCACTCCGGCCTTAGAGAGCGCAGCAATGTGCGCCTGCGCGCGCAGCGCCGGCACGATGCCATTCCAGTCGCCGGCCTTGCGCGCAGCGGCGCGCACGCTCTCGTATTGCGTGTTTGCCCGCCGGCAGTCTGCGCACCGGCAGCCCGCGAGATAGCGAAGTCGATCACCGTGTGCGCGCTGCGCGGCCAGCTCGGCGGCCGGACGAAGGCCTCTCGCCCGCAGCTCTTGAGAGCAGCTGGGGTTCATGACAGCCTCCGCGCTGCCTGGCGCGCCTTCTTGGCCGCCTTGGCACGCTGGCGGCCGCGCTTGGTCTTCAGCTGCTGGCCGCGCTTCACCATCAGCTCACCGCGGCCGCCGACGACTGGCTGCCCTTGCTCGTCGACGATCCGCAGCGTCGCGGCTTCGTAATTGACCTCGAAGTACATTCCCGGAGGCTGGCCGCGGCCGGCGTGGTATTCACTCAAGCGCTCGCCGTCCACGCGCACCTCGAGCAGCTGCGCCGGCGCGGGCTCCGGGCACCAGCCGGCCAGGCGCGCGCCCTGGGCCCAAGCTGGCATGGCGTGCTCGCACCTACTGCAAACGCCTACCCCGACGTTCTGCACGCGCCAGCTGCAGCCGCCCTCGCAAGCACAGTCGTCCGTGCAGCCGCAGCCGATGCAGATGTGCCTGGTCAGGTCGCTCGGGTCCGGGTGCAACAGGGAACCGCGCGGCATCACGACGTCAACTCCCGCTGCAGCTCCTCCTGCAGGTGCCGCAGCTCCTCGGGCGGCAAGTCGTCGAACGGCCGCAGGTAGCTGTCGGGGATGCCGAGGAGCTTCATCACGGTGCCCGCGGCCACCGACGCATTGCGCCCGTGCACGTCCCGCGGCACCGTGCACGACTGCGGCGGCTCCACGATCCACTGCGGCTCGCCGCCCGGCGAATCCGGATGCAGGAACTTCGTTTCCACCACGTGCCCGTGGATCTGGTCGATGCCCAGGGCAATCGTCTGGGGGGTGCGGGGGACGTCGATCCATGCCCGCTGATTCGGCTTGCAATTCATGGCCGCGCCCCCCGCCACAGGTCGCTCCACGGCGCAGGCAGCTCCAGCATCGGCTGCCAGGCGATCACCCGGCACGGGTAATCCTCGGCATCGGCGTCCGAACGCACCTGGTGCGTCACGGTCCACTTCTGCGCGGCCGGCCACCAGCTGACCGTGTCCACGAACGGCTCATCGCCGTTAATGCGGAAGCGCGGATCGTCGATCACGCCCAGCACCGTCACCGGGTAATGCGGGCCATGCGGCAGGGCCTCCGGCGGCGCGCTGGCCGGGCGCCAGGTGTGCCGTTGCAGCGCCGCCAGGGCAAAGGCAGCCAGCCAGCCCGCTCGCGTCTGGCCCGCGTCATGCGTGGGCGCCAGGGCGGCGTAATAGGCCAGCAGCACATCGTTCAGCTGCGCCTGGACCGCCGACTCGCCGGCAAGGCCTGCGGACGCCTGGGGCGCCGCGCTCTCAAACAGTCGTTCCATCACCACCTCCTCGTGAATTTAAAAACTCGATCACCCCGCCCACCTGCGCCAGATGCGCCTGAAGGGCGTCCTCGCCGGCCTCCGGCAGGGGCAGCGCCAGCTCGTACATCACCAGGCCGATATCGGCCCTGTCTTCGGCCACGCCCACGCGGTAGCCGTCCTTGTTGGGGCCGCCCACCACCGCCACGCGCTTTCCATCGCGGCGCATCAGCTGCGCGGTGCTGCGGCACACGTTGGTTGCGGCCAGGCGGTAACCCACGTTCTCCCGGTAATCCGCCACCCTGGCGATCACCAGATCGGCCAGCGCGTCCTCCAGGGCCACGGGGCTGCACTCCTGCGCTGCCTGCAGCTCGTCGCGGCTCATCCAGGTGCCGCCATCGATGAGGGCATCCGTCAGCCGCGCCGCCAGGCTTCTTTGGCCCTGGCTCATATCGGGTGGTGGACGAGCGGGGCCGATGCAGTCGCGCCATCGCGGCCGGCGGGCATGCCGTCCAGCGTGCGGGCCACGGTCCACTTCATCCACTCCGGGCTGCCCGGGGGAAAGGTCACCAGCAGCACGCAGATGCACTGCTCGCCGTCGAACATCCGCGTCTCCTGCTGCAGCGCACCCGCCACGCTCTCCACCGGCCCCGTCTCCACGCGCGATGCGGTCAGCACCACGAACATCTGCCTGTTCATCTCCGAGTCCCCTTGCGTTCCATGTTGTTTTTCAGGACTGCGCTCGCGCGCAGCAGCGCCATGTCGGCGTGGTCCTCGCCGCGCCGCACCTACTTGGTGATCCAGAAGATCGCCAGCGACAGCGGAATCAGCACCATCGCGGCCAGGCCCAATGCCCCGCGCACCGTCCACCAGGTCAGGTATCGCGGCAGCATCACAGCCTCCACTCAAGCGAAAAATGCACCGCCGCGGGCTGGCCGGGCGGAGCGATGACCGAGATCCGCACGCCGAGCCGGTCCGTGAGGCCCACGCGCACGCTCGGCACGAGCACCGGAACAATCACGCGCTTGAGGTGCACCTTGCGGCAGCCGTTGACCTTGTCGCAGCGCACGGCCTGGTAGTCGCCCGCGCCGTCGGTGAGCCTGTCGTAGCCGCTCATGGCGGCCAGCGTCAGGCTGAACCGATCGGCGCTGTCCGACACGGTCCAGCCCACGTAGGCCGAGGTGCGATACAGGCTGTTGCGAAACGCGCCCACGGTCAGGCCGCCGCTCCATCGCGCATAGGCGCCGACGTTGTTGTCGTTCCAGCCGAAACTGCCGTCCGGCGCCTTGCCGTCGTCGTGGTGCACGCTGCGCAGGTGCAGGCCGATCACGGCTGGCGGAGGCAGCAGCTCGGCCCGCGCGGCCGCGGCAAATGCCAGGCTCGCCAGGACGGCGGACGAAGCGAGCCTGGCGATCACGCCGCTGGTGCATGCAACCGTTGCCATCACTGGGTGTTTGGTGGCGCTCATGACTGGGCCTCACCGGCTGCGTTGTTCGTGACAGCTTCCAGTTCCACCGCCACATGCGGTGCACCCATCCAGTTCCTGCGCAGATTGGCCGCGATGCGCTCGGCGCAGACCTTGGGGAACACCCCGGCGTACGCCGGAAAGTTGCCGGTCAGGCAGGGCGTGCCGTCAGGCAACATGCGCTCCAGATAGTCCCGCTCGCCCACGCAGGTGCCGACCATCACAACGCGGTATCTGCTACCACTGGTCATGCCGGGCTCCCGCTCGCCGGCATGGCCAGCTGCCGATCGATGCGCACGATCTCGACCGCGTACTTGTCCTGCAGCTGCGGGCGGCGCTCGAGGAATCGCTGCCAGATCACGGCCGCGGCCGCGGCCGGAGCCAAGTCCTTGATGTCAGCCGCGCCACTGGCGGCGGTGCTGTACGCGATACCGTCGAGACAATCGTTGAAGTAGGGCCCCAGCAGATACTCCGCGTCTCCCGTTTTCCGGCCGTTGCCCATACCCAAACCGTCGTGAGCGAACGTGTAGGGCTTGATCGACGCGATCAGCGCCACCTTGTCGGCCGTGGTCTCAAGCGCATCGAAGGTGTCCTTCATCGCGGCGCGCACGTCCTTTTGCCGCTTCTCGCGCACCTCCTGCGCCTGCTTCTTGAGCTTTGCCGCCTTCACATAACGCGACGCGATCTCGCCGAGCAAAGCGCGGGCCTCCACCAGCGCCTTCTGCTCTTTGTCTGTCAGTCCCAGCAGGTCGGCATCCAGCGCGCCGATGCCGCTTGCCAGCCGCTTGCAGGTGGTCGCCTTGGTGGCGAACTCGTCGGCGCTGCGCAGGAAGGCCTGCGCCAAATCCTTGGGCGTCTTCATGCGGCTCTCCACTCAAGCCAGCCGCGCTGGTGCGTCCAGTCCATCAGTGGCGCGGTGTCGCCCGGCGCGATGATTCGCAGGCGCAACCGCTCACGGTCCTTGTCCAAGGCGAACAGGCTCGCAGCCAGGTGCAGCACGTCCTCGTCTTGCACGTTGAAATCCATCACGTTGCGCCAGGCGCCAGTGGTGTTGACCTGCAGCTTGACGATGCGGTCGGTAAGCGCTGGCGGCTTGGCCGGTTTCGCGGACTTGGCCCGATTGGCGATCGCGGCGCTCATGACGTGCTCCCGGTGGCGTTGGCCGGCAGGCAGCGGCGACGGCCCTTGAACACATCGGGCTTCACTCTGGCTTCCGGCTGGGTAGGCCTGAGCCGTGCGAGGATCAGCGCGCCCCAATGGTCCCTGTCGTTGTCCACGACGGCGCCGGCGTGGTCGTAGAACTGCGCGCCTGGCTTCCAGTACGGCGTCGGGCAGGAGATCGCCTCCACCACAGCGCGCGGCACGGCAATGTGATCCACGCCGTCGTTGTGGTCCCGCGCGAAGTCAACGTCGTAGTCGCCAGCGCGGGGCACCACCGGCGTGTAACCGCAGCGATTCGGTCTCCAGAATGTGATGTGCTCATCACGGCTGCTGGTGTGCTTCAGGCTGACGATCAACCACGGCCCCGGCGTGTGCTGTGCCGCCATCACATCACCCCCTGCTGCGCCAGCTCGCGCGCCACCCGCCGCGGCACCCTGCCGCCGTCCACCATGCGGATCTCCGCCTCGTAGGCCTCGCGGCTCATCTGCGTGTAGATCCCCGTGCTGCGGATGCTCTGGTGGTTCAGCGCCAGCTTGGCCACCCGCAGGCCGTCCTTGCCCCGCGTGCGGTTGATCACGTTCATGCCCCGGGTGTGGCGCAGCCAGTGCGGGCTGATGCGCGCATCGAGATCCGCGGCCACCGCCCACTCCTTCAGCCGCGCCTCGTAGCTGCGCACCGACAGGTGCCCCGCCTTGCCCGCCACGTCGCGGCCCCAGACAAGCGGCTGCAGCTGTTCGTCGTCGTGCTCGATCGCCCGGGCCAGCTCGTCGCTGATCTTCAGCAGCGCCTGCAGGTGCTGGCGCAGCGGGTGCGTGACCAGGTACTCATTGGTGTGCTTCTTGCCCTTGCAGTGCTCGCGCAGGCTCACCAGCCAGCCGCACACCAGCGCCTGGCGCACTTGCGGCGCCGTGAGCCGGCTGAACTCCTGGATCCGCATGCCAGTCAGGATCAGCGCGGCCATCCAGTGATAGTCCCGCTGAGCCAGCAGCTCGTTCACCCGCTTGGCGGTCGCCAGCAGCTTGCGCTGCTCGGCCTCGGTCAGATAACGCCTCATTTTTTTGTGTCCTCGGTTCTTGGTGTGCGTCATCAAGGAAGGCGGTCGCCAGGCACACCACGCTGGCCACCACCAATGCACCCACCACGCCGCCGGGCGTCGTGATCGGCACCTCGTCTCGCTCCATCACTTGGACGCCCTCCTCGCGCGGCGCGGCTGCAGCTGCGACGGCATGTGCTGCACGGCCAGGCACAACAGGCGGCGGGTGATCGCGTCCTGCACGGCTTCCTCAAACGTGAGGGGGTGCCAGCGCTTCCAGCGCAGCTCGAACAGCGTCCGCATCGCTGTCTCCAGGGCCGGTGTGTGGTCCAGGGCCAGCTCGGGTTGGGCTTGGGGTGTTGCCATCGATGCGCCTCCGATCAAGGGCCGCGGCGAACTCGCGGCCGAAAAGGGAAACCATGGGGCCCCGTACCGCAGGGCAGCGGCCAGCGGGTAGCCGGTGGTGGGCGGTGAAGGTGCGCGGGTCACTCATCGACCAGGCCCTCCAGGCGCTGCAGGAAGGTCAACACGGCCGACACCAGGTCGAACACCTCCGCCCTGACGGCCGCCAGATCCTGCGAGGTGAAGCGCGCGTGGCCCAGCGCCTTACCCAGCGCTTGATAGATGTCACCCTGCTCGCTGCCCACCTTGCACAGCAGCTCCAGGATCGCCTGGTCGCTCACCGGCAGCCCGGGCGTCACGTCATAGGCCGCGCGGTTGAACATGCGGTCCAGGCTGTCCAGGATCGACATGTCACCGCTGATCTGGGTGACCCGCACCACCTCGCGCAGCGTCGGCTGGTTATGGCTCTCCTCGTCGGCTTCGCACTTGTTGTAGAGGGTGCCCACCTTGCACATCAGCTTGGCGGCCATGTCCCGCACGCCGGCGCGGTACACCACGTCGCGGAACGCCTCCTGCGGATTGGCGGCCACTGCGCGTTTGGCGGAAATGTCCGAATCGGCGTCCCGATTTCGGTTGGACCGGGGGTTTTTTGCGCCGATCATCGCTTTTGTGACTACACGCGATTTCATGACTGGCTCCGTTCCCGATCGGCCTTCAGGGAAGCCTCGAGCCGGACGATCACCTCCGCGCTGCGGGTGCGATGCGCCTTTGCCCGCACTCTGTCCAGCGCCTTCACCAGCTTGGTCGGCACGCGGGCCGTCAGCATGGTTGTCGGTTCCTTTTTCAATGTCATTGTCTTGTCGCCCCGTATCTTGGTGTATTACACGATACACGATGAATACACGGAACGCAAGATGAGCCGCCCTACACTTGCCAGCCGGAAACCCTCAGCGCCTACATGACGACTGAAATCAAAACAAAGGTTCGCGATTTGCCGCCTACCGCGGTGCGCCTGCCGCCCGAGGTGCGGCACGCCCTTGCGCGGGAGGCCGCGATCAACGGACGCACCCTGCACGGCGAAATCGTTCAGCGGCTTCGGAACTCGCTCGCCCACGAGGAGGGCGGCGCCGCCAAGTACGGTGTGGCCGAAGGGCGGCCGGCCTACGGCGCGGAGCTGTCAGACAGCGAGCGCGCCCTGCTGACGGTCTTCAAGAAGATGTCGCCCGAAAAGCAGCTGGCGCTGCTGTCGCTGTTCAAGTGAAGGCCAGGAGAGAGCCGTGTCCAAGAAACCATTGCTTTGCCTGGCCGCCCTGCTGGCCGCCGGCGCCGCACAGGCCCAGGACGCCACGGCGCTGGCAGCGTTCGAGCGCATCGCCAGGACCTGCAAGGCCGCCTTCGAAGTGCAGCCGCTTGACGACGTCATCCTTCACCCCATCACCAAGAAGTGGGTGCACCGGGTGTTTAGCCGGGCCACCGTCGCCTATGACGTGCAGCGCACCAATTCGCTCGTCACGCCCTACCAGGCCAAGATCCGGATCGAACAGGCATTCAACAGCAACCGGGCCGATGACGAGGCGAGCGCCCGGGCGCTACAAGTCGCCCTGGACGCGGGCGGCATCCAGTCCGTAGATGTGATCGAGTTCGCATTCCAGGACGGCAAATGGCAGCTGTCGGGTGGGGACACCATCGACAAAGGCCCGTTGGGAACCAAGCTGCGCCGACCGCCCGAAGCGTGGCGCCGTCTGCAAGGGCCTGTGCTGTCCTGCCTGGGCGATTAAGGTCCCATGGGCGCCGTGAAGCCCGCCCCCACCGTCGACCAGATCAGGCCCATGCAGGCGCTGGATCGGGCCGTGCCGGCGTTCACCGACCCGGCCTGGCTGTACGAGATCAAGTTCGACGGCTACCGCTGCCTGGCCGGATTGGGCGGCGGCCGCGCGGTGCAGCTGCGCACCAAGAGCGGCGCCGACTGCACGCCCTGGTATCCCGAGGTGGCCGCAGTGCTGGCGCAGGTGCCCCGCGGGCCGCACGTGGTGGACGGCGAGGCCTGCGTGCTCGATGACCTGGGCCGCGCCGACTTCAACCGAATGCAGGCCCGCGCGCGCCGGCGGCGCTGGTACAAGGGTTGCGACCCGGTCACACTGCTCGCGTTCGACCTGCTGGTGCACGACGGCCACAGCATCATGGAGCTGCCGCTGGTAGAGCGTAAGGCGCGCCTGGCCAGGCTGTTCGCTGGGGTGCCGCCCCAGTCGATCCTGGTGCTAGGCGAGCTGCCGGCCGAGGCCGCGCTGTTCCAACAGTTCGTGCTGCCGCTGGGCCTCGAGGGGTTCGTGGCCAAGCGGCGAGCCAGCACCTACCAGCCGGGCGTGCGATCGCGCGACTGGCTGAAGATCAAGCGCGCTGGGTGGCAGGAGGGCCGCGTCTGGCAAGGCTAGAAGGCTTGCCGGAGGTGCTCGGGCGACTGCAAAAATTCAGGGCGGCGCCGGCGGGTGCCGGCGGTCCTCGATGTCGAGGATCTCATTCACCTGGCCGGCGAGCTTGGCGTAACCGGCGCGGCAGGTGGCAATGTCTGCCCCGACGTCATGAGCGGTGGCAAAGCCGCCGGGCGCTGTCGCAGGTTCGCTGGCAGCGGCTCGCACTGGGTCGGCGCCGATAGCGTTGAGCACGCGCACAGTGTCAGCGTCGATGCACCGATCAGTGCTCGAGAGAGAAGCGATTTTTTCACGGGCGTTCCCCAGTTGGTTGGCGATCCTGTCGACCTTGGCCGCGAACTCGCCGGCCTTGCGATCGGCGAACTGGCGCTGCTGGCGTGCATCGGTGTCGCGGAGCTCACGCGCTGCTACCTCGGCGATCGCGTCCTGGCCAGCGTGCCAGCGGATGCCGGCGGCCGTGCCGGCGACGAAGATGAACAACACAACGACAAGTTGGGCAAGGAGGTTCATGCCACAACCTCAACGCCCACGCGCGTGCCGGCCTTGCTGATCGTGATGATGCGATTCACGTCCTTGTCCGGCCGGCGCGTGCTCACATGCACCCAGCTGCCGTACTCGTGGATCAGCTGGCCGATCCCCAGCTCGCCCACCAGCGGCGCGAGGGCCCGGGCCACCTCGTAAGGCGTGCCGAACGCCGGCGCCTTGAAGTCCGCCGCCATCGCCTTGGGATGATCGCTGCCGGGGCCGCTGCCGATGGCCGTGTTCAGGGCCGGGCAGCGGAAGCCGCTGGTGAGGATGATGGGCACCTGGTGACCGGCAATCGCGGCCAGGCGGTCGCGGATCTGCTCGAGCATGTCGCAGGTGTTGGTCGCCGCCACCAGCAGCGTCGCCGGCAAGCTGTTGTCGATTCCCAGACGTGCGGCGGTGTCGCTGGCGGTGAATTCCGCCAAGGTGAAATTCGCGGTGAGATTCACGACGGCTCCTGTTGAAACTGAGGCGGCACGCCCTGCCGCCAGTAGTGGCTGGTAACCAGCTGGGTCAGCGCGATCGCGCCGGCCAGGCCGGCGGACACGCCGTCGGGCTCGTAGTGCCACAGGATCGGCGCGAAGAAGCAGATGCAAGCCATGATGGACAGCAGCGCGAAGGCCCAGCGGATCGGCCGGCGCGTGTTGCGCTTGTGCGTGAAGGACGCCCGGCAGAAGCACGAAGCCACCAGCAGCGCCGAGGCCACCTCGAAGATGATCACCAGGTAAAGCTTCATTGGCCGGCCCCTTTGCGACCGACCAGCGCCTGCAGCGCATTGATTGCAGACGCCAGCAAGCCCTGCCAGCGGCTGCCGACCCAGCCGATCACGAATGCCACCAGCGCCAGGATCTCGATGGCCGGCACGCCAGTAAAACGCTCGATCAGAAAGCTAAGCGTGCCCGCGATGATGGTGGCCATGGCCACGTAGCGCAGCATGTACCAGGCGCCAGCCAGGCGCCCGGCCGTTGGCACCTCGCCCAGGCTGATCAGCGTGCCGACGAAAGCCGCGGCCGCGGTGGTGGCCAGCGGGCCGTACCTGCTGCCGGCGATGTTCACGCCAATGGCGACTAGCGCGGCGCCGGCGGCGCCGGTTGTTGACGTGGGTTCGGGCATGAATGCGGTCCTTTCGTCGCGTCGGTTAGAAAGCTGGCGACGGCATCACGCCACCATCCAGGAGTGCTGCGGCGTCACGCGGCCGGCGTTGCTCACAAACCGCGGCCGGCGCCCGGCTGCGGCCGCGCCCTCGACCAGCTCGCTGCACCACCAGCGCTCGGGGTTGTCCCACTCGCGGTGCAAGGCCAGGCCGAGCGCGCCCAGCCAGTCATAGGGCTTGCCGATCTGGGCGCGGGCCCAGGCAATCGCCGCGGCGTCGTCGGGCAACTCGATGGTCTTTTCGCTGAACTTGCTGACGCCGGCCAGGAAGGCGGCGCGCGGGCGCTCGATGACGCCATGCGGGGCGGCGGCCTCGATCACCGTGCCCTCGGGCGTCACGATGGCGCAGTGGCTCCACGATGACCAGGTGACGGTGCGCAGCAGCAGGCTGGCCAGATTGGTACGACGGCAGAAGATGGCTTGCATGCTGCGTGTCCTTTATGCGGCGGTGAGCGCCTGGAGCTGCGCGTCGGACAGGCGCGAGCGGAGGGTGCCGAAAAGGCGGATGTACCCGTTCAGTTGATTGCCGCCGGGCGCGACGGTGCACCCGACGTACACGGTGGCAGGAAGGCTAGAGCCACCGGCCCAAGCGGTCGGGGTGGCCGCGGACGCGCCATTGCGCGCGAGGGTGGTACCTGCCGAGCTATAGGCGAGGGCCACCTTGTTGTCCGCGTTGAACGCGTTATTGACGCTGAAGGTGGTATTGACAGCCCCGTCGCCAACGACTGCCTTCGGATAGATCTCACCAGGGTCAGAAGCCCGCAATGCCAGGCGAGCGAGGCCACCATCGACGAGGTTGATGGCGTAGGTACGCGCGGCGACGACGGTCGCGTACGCCTCATATGAGCAAAACAGCGTGCCTTCCGTGATGCTGAGTCCGGGGGCAAATGGCAGGGCGATAAAGTCACCGGCGCGGGTGACTGCGGCGCCCGAGGTCGGGATGTAGCTAGTCGCAAAGGGCATCGCTTCGAGCTGCGCAGCAGCCAATCGCAGTGTGAAATTCACCGCCGTGCCAACCGCGCCGTTGTAGCCGACGAAGTCCCATCGCGCATTGCAAGTGACGGCGTTCGCGGGTGGCGTCACGGTTTCGGCGTATCGGGCATACGCCCCCGGAGTGCGAACGGCGCCCACGGTCTGGGATAGCAATGCACCGCCCGCGTCGTACCACAGATACACCATCTGCATGTCATACCCGACGCCAGCCACAAGCGCGAGGCTAGAGCTGAAGGTCACCGGCACAGCCGCCGCCACCGCGACCCTTGCACCGGTGTAGGACAGCAGGCATCGATTCGCAACGGTGGTGACACCATTCACCCGGAACTGCGCGTAGCCGCAACCCTTCGCGTCCACGCCGGACACCCACGAATCAGGACTGAGGCCGCCAAATTGTTGCTGCACCTGCCAGCCGGTGGGAACAGCCGCGCCGGCCGCGCCGACGCCCTCCCCATTGGTGATCAGGTTCGTGCTCGTCGCCTCGACCAGCGCGCTCATCACCCCCGCCGGGCTCGGCACGATGCGCAGCACATCGGCCGGGTACGCTGTCAGCACGCCGGCCGCATTGAACGCCCAGGCGGTGCTGGCCCGCGTCACCGTCGGCCTGACGCCGCCGATGACATCGGCCAGTGAGCCGGTCCTGAAGTCCCACAGCGCGGACCAGTTCACGCGCCGGTCATGGGTGCCCCGGCGAGCAGCGCGGCGGGCCAGGCCCAATGCGTAGGAGCCCATGCTCAGCTCAGCCCCAGGCCGGCGCGCATGGCAATAACAAAGCCCGCCCACTGCGCCAGCACGGCATCGAGCGCGGCCTGGTCGACGGCGGCCTCAGCCAGCTTCTTGCAAAGCAGCCGCTCGGCGCGGATCTGCGCCATGGCGCCGCGCCAATTGGCGGCCGTGGCCAGGATGTCGTCGCCCGCGTCCTGCGCGGTCATGCCGCTGGCGGTGGCCCACGACGCCACGCCAGCCGGCACCGTGCCCTGGTAGCCGGCGGCCTGGTAGGCCAGCGCATCGGCCTCGGCGTTCTTGTATTCCTCGCCGCGGTTGCCCAGCACGGCGCCGTAGATGGCGTCGGCGTCGGCGTCGATCTGGCGCACGGCGTCGGCCTGCTGCGCGGCCAGGCTCGGCACGTCGGCTGGCTGCGGCACGTTGCCTGCGGCCAGCCAGGCCAGATAGGCGGCATAAGCGGTGTTGTCCGGGTCGGCCGGGATGCACCAGCCATCGGCGAGACGTCGAACGCTGGAGGTGTTGATGATCTGGTACATGGTCACAGCTCCGCGTCAAGCGCGAAGAATTTATTCGCGGCGATGTTGATGTGGCCGCCCTGGCCCTGTGTTGCGCCTGATACGACGGCGTCGATCCGGGTTGAAGTCTTGCTCGGGCGCGTGAGCGAGATCGCCGTAACCGCATAGCTGACGGAGCTGGCCTCGATCGAGAAATCCGCCGCCGCGCTGACGATCAGCGTCGGGGCCGCTCGCATGGGCGAATACTGCAGCGCGCCCAACCACAACGTGGCGGAATAGAACGCGCCGGAAGCCAGCGTATTGATCTGCGAGTCGCCGACCCGCTGGTAATACGGGCGGCACAAATACATCTCCAACCCGGCCGGGCGCCGCTCGAACGCCGACCTGAACGCTCCAGGCTCCAGCTGCGGCTTGGCAAGCGTGCCCACGCCGAACTCGATGCTCAGATTGGTGCCGCCATCGGCCGTGCCCGTGACGCCCGAGCCGGAGAACGCGCCGGCGCCGATCTTGCCTTGGGCCGTGCCGTTCCACGCCAGCACGTAGGTGTTGGCCGCGCCGTCATCCAGGTTGTTGCCCTCGATCACCTGGACCAGCGAGCCCGCTGTGATGGTGATCGTGGTCAGGCCGTTCACGGTGGCCCACGAATAGGTGCAGCCGGCCGCGCCGGCCTTCCAGCGGTCGTGCCCATACGCGCCGGCGGCCAGCGTGACAGGGCTGACCACCGCGCGCTGATTGACCTGGAAGGTCGGGTTCAGCAGGCGGTTGCGAGCCGCAATGACGCCGAGCAGGTTGCTGGCTTTGACGCTTGGCATGTTGGTTTCTCCTTAGATCGCCACCAGGCCGTCGGCCGGGCCGGAATAAAGCAGGCTGAGCGCGCGCCCGACCGCATCGGTGTCAAGCGAGACATCGCGCACCACGCCCTGCACCGCGTGACCATTGCTCAGGATGTTGGCCGCGTAGGCGGCGCTGGTGTTGATTGCGCTGAACACGTCGCCGCGCGCGATGGTGCCCAGCGCGGGAATGGTGCCGTTGCACGAGCCGACGATGCGGTACAGCACGCCGGGCTGGAACGTGAAATTGGTGGCCACGTCCACCACCGTCACGGGCGGCGCGCCCACGTCGACCCAGCGGCCGGTGGTGTCGCTGGCCGGATCGGTGGCGTTCACGCCGCCCAGGGTGTTGCGGTACGTCATGAAGTTGACGCCGCTGATCGCCGCCTGGCCGACGGCGTAGTTCGTGGCGGCGTTGAACAGCAGCGCGGCGGCACTCGTCGCCGCCGCCGCCGCCGCCGCGGTGGCGACGGCCGAGGCCTCCTTCGCGTTCACGTTCGCCTCGAGCGCATTGGCCTCGGTGACGAACTGCACCTCGGCGTTCACGCGGGCGAACGCCTTCACGTCGAAGTCGAACGCGGTGTCCGTGATGAGCGGCGCCGGCGGCAGAGGGGTGATGGGCATTAGATGAGTCCTTTCATATCCAGGTCGCACAGGGAGTGCTTGGGCATGTTGATGACCGGCTCGAACCTGGAGCAGATGCCCCACAACCGCGTGAACGACATGTCGTCCTTGGCGATGAACAGGCAAGGGGTGGCGCGGATTTCGGCCATGAAATCTTCGAACGCGTCGAGCTCGGTGTTCTTGAGCAGGAGCTGCCAGCGCCGCCGCTTGGAAAACGCGCCCTTGGTGAGCACCATGTCGCCCCAGCGGTTCTCCTCGTTGCGCGACCAGTCCTGGATGCCGCCGGAGGCGCCCAGCTCGATGCCCTCACCGAACTCGGTGGCCTGCCCGACCTGGATCACGCCCACGGCCAGGTCCGCGCCGCCCTCGATCCAGATGTCGATCGAGGCTATTGGCGCCGGCGGCAGGTCCATCGCCAGCACCCACTGGCGCGACTGGCGACGGCCGAACCAGAACTGCCACCACGACGGCGTGGCCGGCACCGAGCGCAACTGCGTCGTCTTGTCGTACACGGTGGTGTATGACGAGGTGACGTTCGACCAGGTTTCGACATGGATGCGCACCGACGTCGCGTCCACCAGGCCGTCCAGGTACGCCACCGAGGGGAGCTGGCCCGGGGTGATGCGGTAGTACATGCTGCCCGCCTGCGCGGTCTTGCTGCTGTTCTTGTTGTCCAGGCAGCTCCAGCGGTTCGTCGGGCCTACCTCCACCCAGTGCGTCGTGTCAAGGTAGGGCTGCACCGCCGGCGCGCCGGAGACGTACGCCAGCACGCACTCGTAGATCTTGTGCGTGGGAACGGCCACGATGACGCGATCCCCTTGCGCATACGCTGTGCTGTTGGCATGCAGGGGATAGTCGTTCTCCGGCACATCGGTAAACAGCATGTTGGGCTCGACGATCACCGGCGTGACGATGGCCAGGCCTCTCATGCGACCGCCTTCGTGCGCAGGTAGTCACCGTCCTGCATGGCTGTCTCCAGCACGTCGGAGGTGCGGCGGGCGCTGATGGCCGTGGAGTTGGCCGCGCCCTTCAGCTGCTCGATTTCCTGGCGCAGCAGGCGCATCTCGGCCAGCAGCTCCTGATTGCCGGCGCCGCTGTCCCCCCGCAGAATGTCGCGCGTCTGGCTGGCACTGAAGATGCGCGCCGGGCCGGTGACTTCCAGCTCGGGCCCGCCTCCATCGCCCACAATGCGCGCGCCGCCCAGGTGCATGCCACCTGAGGCGAATTTCGGGACGTTGCCGAAGTCCCACGTCGCCCCGCTCCCGCTGACAGGTGCGTCTGGCGCGGGCGTCGGCGCCTGCGCCGAGTTGACGCGGCCGAAGACTGCCACCGTTGCATCGGCCGCGGCCTGGGCCGCCGCCTTCGCGGAGGCCTTGGCCGCATCCAGCACGGTCTGCGTGCTGGTGTAGGCGTCGAACGCAGCGGCGAGCGATTCGACGTTGATGTCTATTGCGCCCAGCGCGTCGAGCTGGCTTTGCAGCACCCCGAGCTGCTGCTCGGCGACGGTGGCCTGGCTGTCCGCGCCCGCGGCCGTGATCGTCAGGGCGGTGCTGACCCTCGCGAAAATCGCGTCGTATTCCGACTTGCTGCGCGCGCTGGCCAGGGATGCCGAGAGGTAGTTGTCGCTCGCGCCGGTGAGCGCGCCGCGGGCCGTCGCATCGCCCGCTTGGGCGCCGGCCAGCGTGGCATTGAATTGGCGCTCGGCCTCGCGCTGCCGGTCGGACACATTGAGCGGTGACTTGTCGCCCAGCAACAATCCGTCGCGGAACTCGCGCAGCTCGCGCGCATAGGCGCGCTGGCTGGTGATGGTGTCGCGCTGCGTGTCGATTGTGTTGCGCAGCTGCTCGCCGGCCGAAACCGCCTCCTTGGTGATGCTCGCGAAGGCGGGGGCCACGCTCATCAAAGCCGCTTTCGCCCGCTGGCCGCTTTCGGTGACCACGTCTTGCCCTTCCGCCACCGCGCGGAACTGCTCGCGGGTGGTGGTCAGCAGCGTGTCGGCGCTGACGTCGATCCCGGCACCGGCCAGGGTGGCGCTGATGTTGCTCGCGATGGCGCGCCGCTTTTCCTCGTCGGAATAGAAGTTGTCGACGTAGGAAGAGACGTTGGCCGCGAACTTTTCCAGGCCGCCCGACAGCTCGACCAAGGCGGCCGCGGCGTCGAAGGAGGCGCTGCGCAGCTCCTTTACCGGCAGCGTGTCCACGATGGCGTGGAAACCGTTGACGTTGTTGACCAGCGCCTGGATCTTGGTCGAGAGCGCCGCCGTCGCTTCGGCGGACAGTGCCTCGGGGTCGACGTCGATCACCAGGTCCAGGATCCGCTTGGGCAGCAAGCCGAGCTCGCGCGCCGATTGCTTCATGGCGTCGTCGTACACGCGCCGAAACTGGGTGGTGGTCGCGTCGGTCACGGTCTCGGCGCCATCGCCGCCGCCCATCGTCGCCCCGAACGCATAGCCACTGGTGTTGCCGCTCAGATCGCGCTGGTACTGCTCCTTGACGATCCGGGGGATCAGTCCTGCAGATGCCTGGATCGCCTCAATGTAGGACTGAGCCGCGTCGGTGGCCAGCTGCTCGGGCGAGCCGTTGGTGTCTAAGCCCGTAGTTCCGAACGCGCCGATCTGCGCGCCCCACATCTCGTACAGCGATCGGGCGGGGTCGGCCCCGTTACTCCCGGGCTCATTGCTGCCCTGGCCCGACTCGCCGAACGCCGCGCCCGTGCTGAGCCTGCCGCCGGCGAACACGCCGCCCTTGCCCTGCTGCGACGTTTCGTAGGCGGCCTGGAAGCCGGTGAGCGTGGCCTGGCTGCCGAAGGACCGCAGTGCATCGTTGATGCCGGCCACCGTGCTGTTGATCACCAGCTTGGTGGCTTCTGCGGCCAGGTCGCCGCCGTCAGGGCCTTCCAGGAAGGTCGCACCCACGCCATTGGCCGCCTGCTGCGTGCCGCGCCTGGCGTTGGTCACGCTGATGCCGTCGAGGCTGTAGCCGTACTGGCCGCCGCCGCGTTGCTCGCCGCTGAAAAATCCGTCCGCGTAAGCGGCAAAGAGCGGTGCCAGGATGACCGCGAATGGCGCCGCAGCAGCCATGCCGCTGCCGGCTGCACCATTGGATGCGGCAGTGCCGGTGAGCTCCGCTACGCCAGATGCCCCGCCCGCTCCGCCGCCGACACCCATAGCACCAGACGCCGCGCCGCCCTGACCGAATAGACCGCCCGCGGCGAACTGGGAGCCGAAGCCAAGATTGTTTGCGGCCCCGTAAACCCCGCCGTTCATGTAGCCGGTGCCGCCCTGGTACAGCGTATTCATGCTGCTCAAGTTGCTAAGGCTGCCAAGGCTGCTCGTCCCGCCGCCGGCGGAGCCGCCCAGCATCCCCGTGATGCCTTGCCCCACCATCTGCACGCCAAAGCGCAGCACCGTCGTCTTGGCCGTGGCCTCCAGAGACTTGAAGAACGCTTTGCCGAAGCTCTCGCCGTGGCGAAAGCCCGCCTGCACGCTATCGAGCAGCGTGCGTTCGATGAAGTCGCCGGTCTCCTTCCAGGCCTTCGAGGTTTCCTTTGCCGCCTCGATCCCCGCTTCCTTGGCTGCGCCATCGCGCGTCGCCTGTGCCCGTTGTCGCAGCGCGTCGGCTTCGCGCCGATAGGCGTCGCCGAGCCGGCCGCTCGAATCGATTTCGTCCTCGTAGGCGGCTTGCCGCTCCTTGCTGGTGGCCAGGTCCTCCAGCTTTGCGGCATTGAGTTCCGCCACGGCAACCTTCGACAGGCCGAGCGTGGCGTTGTAGGCCTGCTGTTTTTCGAGGTCCGCCTCGGCCCTTTCGGCTTGCTTTTGCTGGGTCTCCAGCGTCTTGGCGGCTTCCTTCGCCTGCTGTTCGCTCAGCTTGATCGCGTCGGCCTTGGTGCGATTGGCCTTCTCCTGGGCCTCCATTTCGTCCAGCTGGCGCAGGTAACTCTGATCGGCGGCCGCGTTGTACTTGATATAGCCGGCGGCCAGGTCGGCCTGGTATTTGGTCCGCAGCTTCTCGGCTTCCGTGACTTTTTCGGTGGCCTCGCCCTCGAGTTGCAGCAAGGCAACGCGTTCGGTTGCCGACTTGATCATCGCTGCATACGGGTCGGACGCG